TATTTTTATTAATAATATCAGAACTAAGAACATATAGTAGCTGATTATTTAAATTTGTTCCAGTAAATTCTGTTCTGTCGTAAACTGTGCCAATGCTACTTGTTTCTGTATGAACATGCTCAATCATTATTCCATAAGATGCAGCTCTACTGTCAGCAAAGGCTGGTGTTAAATCAAGGTATTGCTGATTTGAAGATGAGTCATCTAGAAGTCTTGTAGTATATAGATATTCACGAACTGGCGTAAAACTAGAGTATGGAGCTGTAGTAAAAGTTCCTGATGTTGGGTCTGCTGTTAAAACATAAACATTAAATGTATTTGCATTTAGATCGCCACCTAAAGTTGTTGCAGTAACATGTGCAGAATTAATTTTTGCTTTAATTAACTTATTATATGCAGGGAATCCGTTATTAGCTTTAATCGCCACTGCTTCTCTATTAGTAATAACATCTGGATTCCCATCAGATTGTGTTCCAATAATAAATCCACTGTTGCCGCTAGTATTATTAGAATTAGCACTAGCTATGCTTCTAATCTGTAATACATAAGATGTGTCTTGGATAGATTCTCCATAGAACACATTAGATGAAAGCAAGACTGATGCTGTTGCTGGATCAGCGGATACGTTTACAAATTTCTGTGCTGCAACTGTGGCATTAGGAGATGTTGCAGATGTTGTAGATGGATCTGCTGAATAATTTACAGATCTAGTAGTTGTTATAACAGGATCTACTGCAAGAGCAGATGCTTCTGCTACTCCAAATCCATCAAGATTTGTATTAATAGATATTGCAGGATCTACCAGAAGGGCAGAGGCTGTGCCAAGAACATCAGATGTATATATTACATTTATTACAGTTTCTGCTGTATGTGTTGGCATTGGAATATCTGCAGACGCTATTGCTCCAGATGTATCTGTATAATTTATATTTGTTGCAGGAGAACTAGCGCCAGCGGTATGAATTAATCCAATCTCTGTTGGTGTAAGTGTTGCTGATGATGCCCAGTGTAGATTAGACATTCTAAACAAACCAGAAGTTCCTGGATTTTGCCAGGCACCAATTATAATTTGTCCAGAAGCTGTTCCGACAGAAGTATTTGAAAATGATGAAATTAAACTGCCATTTAAATACCAAGAATAATTTGTTCCGCTACTTCCAGTTCTTCTGATTGCTACATAGTACCAAGTATTGGCTGTCAGTACTGGTGAATATACAACACTTGTTGCTACACCAAAATTTCTTAAAACTAATTTTGTTCCAGTGCCAGGAGCATTAGTATTACTTGATCCTGTTAGTGTGATATCAAAACCGTTTCCATTTGTGGCAGGAACTTGTATAATATTATATGCTTCTGGATTTGAACCTGGAATAACATTTGGAAACTTAAGCCAAAATCCTAATGTATAATCTTCATCAGAAAAAGTATCAAAATCATTAGCATTTGAAAGTGTATATCTTGCAGCAGTAGCGCTACTTGTTGTTACAGGAAAATCCCAAGAATCATTTCCACCAAGTGGACCATCTGATGTATTTAATGCAACTGAATTAAAAGTAGCATATGTTCCATAAGCACTTGATCCAGTTATTTGAGGTGTAGTGTCTGGCGTATCAGACATTTCAATTGATCTCTCAACAGCATATTTACCAATTTCTTTTTCAAGACTTGATGGTGTTGTGTTTCCTATGCTCCAAATATTTGAAATAGCTGCTGCATCTAATTGGGTAGAGGATCCTACATGAAGATTAGATACACGCCATGTAGCTGTAGCAGTATTTGCTGTTGTTTGATTAAATCCATATGCTGTCAATGTACCTGTTGTCGTAGTATTTGACCAGTTTGCAAATTGTGTTCCGTCTAAATATGCAAACATATTGCTTCCAGTACTTCCTACTCTTCTTACGGCAAAATAATGCCATACTCCAGTAGTAAGTACAGATCCAGAATAAACTGTTGATCCAGCAGTTACAGATAGTTCTGAAGCATTTGTAGATGCTTGTTTTCCACGAACTTGAACTGTTACTCCAACACCAGTTGGAGTTGCTGTAAATAATCTAATTGCGTTTACAGATGTAGTATCTGGAATTTCTCCTACGATTTTAAACCAAAAACCTAGGCCCCAATCTTCATCCGCTAATTCTGTTCCTTCAGTTGTCTCTATGCTTGATGTTACTAAAAAATATTCTTGTGTTGTCGTTGATGTTGTTGTTTCAAATTCCCAGCATCCTGCTCCACCTGCAGGTCCGTCAGTTGAGATATATCCAGCAACTGCTGAGTTTGCTGAATTATCTGTCCAGGTACCATTTGAAGATGTTCCTAAACGAGTTGGAGATGTTGAATATGCCTCGCTCATTTCCATGACACGAGCTCTGCCATATGTTCTAGTTACATTGTGTAATTTTGATGCCATAATAAAAAATGGCTGGAGCCTAAGCTACAGCCAGAATCTCCTTCTTGAAAGCTTCTGGGTTAATTGATGAAATACTATTTCCGCCTACTGAAATTACAGGAGCAAGGGAGAAGCGAGATACAGTTGGAGCAATAATGACAACATTTGAGGCAAGCTCAACAACTGTCTTTGACTCCACCATTACAGCGCCTGCTGTTAGTGGTCCCGCTTCTACCCTTACATCCATTTGATTACCTTACGCTACTGTAATGCGGACAATACCTGTCGCATCCCATGTAATTGTAAAGTTACCGTTGGTTGAAGACTGATCTGAAGAAAAGTCTACATATCCAATCAATGCTTTTGTTCCTGCTGTTGCGCCTGAGTCATTGTAGACTACTGCGTAACGAGCAGTGATTGTTGAAGAAGACCATGTAACATCTGCAGCATCCAAAACGATTACGTTGTTTGCTGAGTCATAGCTTACTGTCTTGCTTCCAAGTGTCTGTCCACCAGCTGTGTAGCCTGTTCCAGATACTTCGTTTGCAGATACATCATCGAAATAATCGTGAGTATCTTGGTTAGGTGTGTAAGAAGATGTTAGAAGAGCTACCTTGATGGTATCTGAATCCCAATCGATCTCCTTATTGAGGGACTTTGCTAGGAATTGTCCGTATAGCTTTGATGGCATATTCTATTCCCCCTTATGCTGAAGTCTTCTCAACGATTGCGAATGCGTCAGCATCTGCAACTGCAAAGCCACGACGAATACGTGTCTTAAGAAGAACTCCATCCTTAGTAAATTCTGCATCACGAGATACAACTGACTCTACGCCACCACGGATACCGTTGATAAGCATGTTGCGGTTACCTACGATAAGTAGTGCGTTTCCTGCTGGTGCATCTGTTGCTGCTGCTGAAGTTGCTGCACCGTATGAAACTACCAATGGATATCCAAATAGAGATCCTGGTGTTCCTGCTAGTGGATCTGGAAGAACTAGGTCATTGTTGCCCTTGATCATTCCACGAATTTCCTTAAGCATCTTTGGGTGAGCCATCCATACAGTATTAGCTGCATCAAACTTTGATGAATCTTCAGCAATACCTAGGGCATTGTTGATATCATCATAAGAAAGAGCTCCACCTGTCTGGATTAGGTTTGCACCTGCAGATCCTGGTGATACTGCACGGTATAGAGATGTGAACGGCTGACCGTCATCTCCATCGCCTGCTGCTGTTACACCAAGGCATGCGTTGTCGAATTTGCGAGCCCAGCGGCTTGCCCATTCTCTCTTGTAAACTGTTAACACGTCTACGAGGTTATCGTTTAGATCTTCCTCTGATACGTGCATGATTTGTGCGTACTTACGTGCTGTCAATACGATCTCATCTAGAGTAGCTGATGCTTCTGGGATTGTTCCACCCTCTGCAACTACCTGTGGAGCGTCTGATAGGAAACGTGGTACAGTCTTTGTGCGAGAAGCCATTGTTTCACGACGAGCAAAACGTTCTACTGCTGAATTAGCAATAAGGTCTTGAATGACCGCAGAACCCTGCTCTTCGAGAATATAACCGTTGGCTTCAGTAAAATCTGTTCTTGCCATGTTTATTTCTCCTAATTTAAGTTAATTTGAACTGTTGAAAATAGACTATCGTCCAATATATCTATGGTCGCAAGCCCAAACGTCCATCTGGAGCCTTGCATACCCAAATTATACCGCAAAACAATACTATTTTCTACCCAGAATCGCCAAAGCTTGACGTTCTGATGCTGAAATTTTTCTATCTACTGGTGTTGAGTCAGCAGAATCTGCTTTTCCACCAACTAATAGTTTTGGATCAAATAATTCTGGGAAATCTTCTTTGATACCCTTAATTTGATCCTCTAGACCAACTATATTCAATTCTTCATCAAATGATAGTTCATCTAGTTTAAGATACTTGAATAATCTTTCGGTATTAGCCAACTTGAGCTCAGCCAATTCCTGCATTATCTTTTCTCTTAGTAATTTGCCAGAATATTTAGCATTTTCATTTCTATACTTATCAAGTTCAGCTTCCAGCGCTTCCTTTTCTTCACGGAATTGCTTTGCGTCCTTCTTAGCACGATCCAGGGCAGCCAAAACTGCCACTGGGTCTTTTATATCTGCTGATTCAGTTGACGTACCATCTAACTGAGTTTCTTCTGTCATTGTTGTCCTGTCTGTTCATTTCTTTCAGCTGCTGCCTGTTGCAGAGCTAGATTGTTTGAATTTAAACCTGTTCCACGAAGTGCTACTTCTGTTGAATCAGTTTGTGGGGCTGTAGAAGCCGCAGAAGCTTCAGCAACTTGTGCTGCTATTTCTGCATCATATCCAAGCTCCAAGAGAATCTGTTCTAGTGGCATACCAACAGACTTCTTACGAACTGCGATATCCCAACTGTCTACTGAGTCTACTGTTTCAGCGCTCTTCCAAATGATTTCAACATCTGCCTGAATTCCTTCTACTCTGATCATGAATTTAAATAAATCTCTCCATGATGAGCCAAAAGCTAATTGGCGATTAAGAACCTTCTTTGTAAGAGGTGCTTCAGATACACGAAGTGCTTCACCTGAAGGAATATAGCTTCCCTTAGTAAAGTAGTGTGTTGGTGTGGATGTAATTGCTGCCATTGCATTAACAAATTCAAGAACTGGCTTTGTAAATGTATCTGGATCAGCTGCTGGGAATTGTCCAACAGATCCTACGCCCTGCAAGTACCAGAGTTGTCCTGGACCATTTTGTAATGATCCAATATTCTCTCTTGCTGTATCATCTGCAGAGAAATCATCAAATTCAGATGAGTTTCCGCCATTAGATAATGCATAACGCTGTGGTGCACCCTGATAATCAACTGTATACATGTGTGTTGATATTAGCTTATTAATTGCATCTTGTGGGCCATACGCATCAGCATGTTCTGATCTTCCGAATGGCTTATTTGTACGGAAATGAAATACTGGGATTTCATTCCATGGATTTGGAATTGTATCTACCAAAATGAAGTCTGGAGTATGTGTAATGATCTCTAGATCACCCATTGACTCGTATTTCTCAATACGGTCTGCATAATATACGTTCATCTTGATAATCTTCTTATCGTCTAGTGTAACCTGCCACATTTTAGCTGCATATGACTTAACTCGTGGGTTTTCCTCATCATAAACGATTGTGGTGTGTAGAGGTGAATTGTAATCAATAGCCAAGTTACCATTTGCGTCTGGCCAAACAATTGCATAGCAATCGCCATAGACCAAAGCCTTACGGTGAATCTCATTCATATCGATCTTCAAATCTGTTTGTTCCCAAATCTGATTTATATATCTGTCTGCTTCTTCAGATGTTGTCTGAATTTGAGCAACTTCTAGTCTATTTAGAACTGAGTCAACGACTGTCTTAGAGAAATTAAATCTAAAATCGCTTCCTTCGTATCTAAACATTCTAAACCAGCGCTGATTTGCAAATACTTCTTTATTTGTGCCCTCATAATAGGCATCAGCACGGTTGTATTCTTCTGTTTTCGCTGTAATAGCGTCAAAAGCCTTTTTAATGTCTGACATTTTATCTCCTTAAGTAATTTAATTGTCTTGCAAGCACTTTTGGTGCCTTATTGTCTAGGAAATACAGGATTCCTGAAACTACCGCATCAAGTACGTCGTCATGTGATACTTTTGGAAAGGACCACATTTGTTCTTCCAACGCAGGGAAATGAGCGGTATGTCTGACTTTTCCTTGCTGATAGTAATTCAAAGCCTTACCTGCACGGACTTGCTTTGAAACGGATTGCTTAATTGATCTATATTTAACAGGTATATCCTTAAATACATCCTGCCATAGATCTCCACCCTGGTTTGTTTCAACATATATGACTCCTGGATCATAAACGTCTACCAGACTGGCTATTCTTTCAGATAATTCAGAAGGAGATACTTTCAGCTGAAAAGCATCTCTTACATAGACCTTATCTTCTACTCTGGACAACACAGCAATCCCTGTGTAGTCAGAAACTTTATTCTTTGTTACTGCTGGGTCAATAGATATAATTGTATTGCCATACTCTTCCATATCCTCAATAATTATATCTTCAAATGTCCAGAAGTTCCCGTCAAGATTAACTGGCTTATTCATATAGTTCTTAGCAAAGTCACGAAGGTGTCTTTGGCTTTGCAACCAGTCTATAGACCACTTCTCAGGCCATACAGAGCGTTCTGAGCCATCATCTGCTGTCATAATGGCTGGGAAGTAGTGAACACGTACATTCTGGTCTGTAATCCATTGTAATTCATTTCCACGCTGTCCTTCACCAAATTTGCGGAACTCATCCATCATAGAATTAGGCATAGTGGTGGTACCCACAATAATCATGCGGGCATAGATATTCATTGGGGCAATGTCGTCAAAGACTGTTCTTCGCTGTTGGCCAGCTTGATATTCCGAGTAATTCTTCTCTCCCTTTTCGATATCATCAAGAATAATGAGATCAGGGCGTTGACCAAAGACTTTCTTACCAAGCGAGTTAGTATCAATACCGTTAGCGTCGAATATAAAATCATTTGACTGAATAATACGCCAAGCGTTTGCTGCAAGGGAACGCCCAGTGCTTCCGACAATTTTAGGTGTGCATAGTTCTGGGAAATCTTGCTTGAGATATTCATTTGTCTCCAGTTCATTCTTAAATGTTAATAAGTGCGTCTCAGCCTGAGAAGCAGCATCTGAAAAAGCAGCTACGAATTTAATATGACCATGGGCGGCGGCCCACAGAGGTAGAATCAAAAAGATCCATGTGGACTTGCCACATTCTCTAGGTGCAATAAATGCATCTCTATTTTCTTTGGGAGTAGTTGGCTTATTGATCCAAGTCTTTCCATATTCAGCAAGTGCCCAGTGAAATTCAGAAAGTGTCAGAACATCTTCGCTATTTCGTAAATGATGTGGCAAATATGTCAAAGCAAAGAGCATAGGATCATATTTAGTAAGTTCTCTACGCCCCTCAGAAATAGATAGCAGCATAGGATCTATGTCTCCTAAATACTCTGCAATTGTTGTCATATTCTCCTTTTTCCCTTTATATAATTTTTACTATAGAAATTTATTTACAGTAGCGAAAAAAAAATATTTTTTTATATTTTACGATCAGGTGGTCTCTATATGAGACTTAAGGGAATGCTTAATAGATTCATTACGCATCTTGGCTTCATTAAGCATATCTACGATTGCTAAATCAGAGCCATCCTTAGATCTATTCTC